TAACTCTATTATGATTGAATTGATCAATGAGTATAGAGTTGAGAATGGGTTGGAACCATTTATCGTTGATACTCTTTTAATGAGGTTTTCAAACAGACACGCAAAATGGATGGCGGAAACTAGAATTTATTGTCATACAAGTGATAAAAGAACACCATATTGGACTGATCATAGAAAGGAAAATTTTGCGGAGAATTGTATGATGTATGAAACTATTATGTGGAATACACATTACTCAATTACGAAACACGCAGTTGGTGCTTGGTTAGGATCTTCTGCACATAAAAGAAATATTCTAGACCCAAATTACAAATATATCGGTGCTGGTTCATTTCAGAAAATAACACCTAAAGGTCAAAAAGGAGAATACTTCGTATTACAACTTAGAGAATATAGATAATTATTCCGTTATCCATTGATTAAGTTGAATTCGATTACCCCATGTATGATCAGGTTTCTCTATATTTGTTCTATTGGTTGCTCTATCTGCAGATGCATATCCCTTAACAGTTGCAGAAATTTGATCTACCTGTAAATCTTCGTTAGTATACTTTTCCACCGCAGTTTTTAATTCATCAAAAATCTTTTGGTATGCCCCTGGTTGAACTTTTATCATATTATCTGCAAACGCACCTTCTGCTTTAGTTAAGTTAAACTCACCAATTTTAACCCATTTACCTGGTGTACCTGTCCCTTCAATTGCACCTTTACCTTTACCACTCTTTTTAAAGTAGGTTCTTTTAATTACAATATCTTTGTCTTTATTATTACCAGACACTATAGTTGCTTTTGCACCACCCTCTTTACCAAATATATAGTTACCTCCACCACCAACAGTAGATTCCCAATTTGAGGATAAGTAATTAGATTCTGGGTTTTTAGTAAATGTGTCTTTACCATCAGTATATTTACCAATAAATGATCTCATATTATTAAGATCATCTGCCGATTTAAAGTATAACCTACTACCAACTCTTTTAGCATAATTTTCAGGTATTGGTACTAAAATACCTATATTACCTTCTCCACTAGATGCACTTTGGAAAACCACTATTCCTTTATCATTAATCGCATCTGTCGCATTTTTAGTGACATTATTAATAAAAGCTTCTTTATTTTGATTATATCTATCTTTAATTACTTTATTAGGTGACCCCGCACCTCGTTTAGTAACTACAATGTGAGGTACACCATTAACTTCGTAAAAATTATATAATAAATCATAGGCGTATGTTTCTTCAGGTATCGGTGGTTTCGACATAATCGCATACAATGTACCCTCAACATATTGATATTCATCCCCTTTATTTTGAGATACTGAAGTTTCTAAAACTTTAACGGATTTTGCGTTAAAAGGAACACCAACTTGTTTTTCCACGTTAGCAGATAAGAATTGCGCTAAATTCCTTGCACGTTGTCCAGCTAACCACGGATTACCATCTGTAATTATTATATACCCAGACACATTAGGTGGATTATAATTTTGTGCAACAGATGTTAAATTAGCCAACGTTGTTGAAGGCCCTGGTGTTTGGTATATAGTTCCATTCACTCGAGTTTGTTCGTTTAATGATTGGATTTTTTCTTTTTGTGTATTGTCAAGATTCTTAACACCAAATCTTAACATATTTTCTGCTAAAATATTTTTCATTTTTATTTCTATTATTCACTTTTATATAAATATATACTATATAAATTTAAATGGTTACTAGGATTCCTGCAAAATATTTCTTATATTAAATAAAAAAATACTATGATTAGATTTGGTTATGCATGTATCAACACGCAACTTAGCAAGCAAGGTATCCGTACCGGTCGCACCATGATTCAACGCAAATTCGAGCAAGGCGGGTTACCTTTAGCATCTCGTATATCTTTAGACAACGCGCGAGATCTTATTACTATTCTACAATGGAATGTAGCTAACGACATACATTTATTTCGTATAGGCTCCGAAATATTTCCTCGTTGGAATCATTACGAACTTCGTGATTTGCCTGACTATGATCTTATTTCCGAGGCTCTTATGCAGGCTGGCGACTATGCACGTGCCAATGGTATACGTCTAACTACGCATCCAGGTCCATTTCATATTCTTGGTAGCCCCGATCCAGTTGTAGTCGACAATAGCATTGTAGGTCTCGAACGACATAGCGAAATGTTTGATCTGCTTGGCTATGATCCTAGTTACGACAACAAGATCAATATTCATATTGGTGCTGCATATAACGATAAGCCAGCTACTATCAAGCGTTGGATTCAGAATTATTATCGTTTATCCGACAGCTGTCGTGCACGGCTTGTTATTGAGAATGACGACAAGGCTTCTATGTATTCTGTACGTGACTTATACGAAATGGTACATTCCGTTACTGGTATTCCTATTACGTTTGACTATTGGCATCATACATTTAATACCGGCGACTTATCCGAGCGCGAGGCATTCTTCATGGCACGTGAAACTTGGGACAAGCATGGCGTTACACAATGCACTCATTATTCCGAGTCACGCAGACGCGAGCAGCAACTTCTTATTGAGTCTATGTTTGCTCATCATGGTATTGACATTGATAACATCGAGCAATGGCCTACCTTCCACAAACAATACAAAGAGTTCAGCAAGATCAAGGAACAAGCTCATGCCGACTTTATTACACGGTTGCCAGACACATATGGTGTTGATGCATTAGATTGTGTTGTTGAAGCCAAGGCAAAAGAATTAGCATTAGAGCAAGTAGTAGCAAATAAAGAGTCGCAAATTATATTGTAACATATTTATATTAAATTAATAAAAAAGGAAAGGTTATGCCAGAATTTAAGTACAAAGCAAAAATTACCGACGATGTAGAAGATGCTAAAGAAATTGTAAGAACTACGGGTCGAATGCTAGAAGAAGGAAAAATTGATAAAATCTCTGCATTAGACAATTTAGCACGAGCATTAAGATTATTAGAGTCAGCAAGATATTACATCGATAGAAATTAAAAAAGGAAAACAATGAAACAAGTAATTAACGCACCATGGTTCCGTTCTGCAGTAGCAGGACTTGCAGGAGTAGCACTTCTTGTTAAAACAGCTCCACTATATGCAGGTATTGCATTTGGAGTAGCTATACGAGAATTATTATTGCAGTTCAAAGCAAACTAATTAAAGTATGCTATGAAGCAAGTATTCCCTTATATAGTACTTTTAGCTTCATTTTCTTTAGCAGGTACTGCTGCATATTATAGCGTATTTGGATTAAGCAAATTATTTTCTGCACAAGCAACAGCTGTGATAGTTATGGCTTCGATATTAGAAGTTTCAAAACTTATCACAGCTTCATACTTGCATAGAAATTGGACAATTGCTGGCTTGTTATCTAAAATTTATTTAACAACGGCTTTAATTGTACTGATGCTAATAACATCATTAGGTATATATGGTTTCTTAGTTTCAGCATATCAAGAGACAGCTTATGAATTACAAAATCAAGAAAGTAAGATAGCTGTTTTAGAATTAAAAAAGAAACGTTTCGAAGATGCAACGTTAGACATCAAATCTGAAAAAGAATCTTTAAATAAAAATATAATGGAACTAACTTCCGGGCTTTCTAACAATGTTATACAATATACTAACTCGGAAGGACAACTTGTAACAACAACTAGCTCATCAACACGCAGAGCACTTCAACAACAATTAGATCAGACAAAATCCAGAAGAGATGAATTATATAACCGAGAAATTGCATATTCAGATTCGGTAGGCCGACTCGATCAAGAAATACTTAAGTTCCAAACGGAATCAAAAGTTTCGGCCGAGATAGGCCCTATTAAATATGTAGCACAGCGCGTAAACCAACCGGTAGATAGTGTCGTTAATTGGTTTATTTTACTTTTTATATTTGTTTTTGACCCGTTAGCTGTTATATTATTAGTTTCAGCAAATCGAATGTTTACTAACAAAGAAGAATCTTTAAAAGAAATAAATGATGTGGTGCAAGTCGAAGAAGAGCAAGAAGAAGAAATTTCTGTTAATGATGTTCAACCCACAATTGAACCAGAACCATTACCAGAGCCTGTTGCTCCACCGGTGAAACAAGATATATATCAAGAACAACCAGAACCACCAAAAAAATCAAAACGAATAATTTTAAAATCAGAATAACATGAAAAAAACAAAACGTTCTAACAAAAAAAGCGGATTCAAAAAAATGCAATGTAAATATTGTGATAGAATAGTAGAAAGAGTTGATATAGATGCTACTTCCGTAACTTGTTGGAAATGCACTCACGATTTAGTACATGGCAAAGAATTGGAATTGCGAAAATAATTTACTATTATATTAATAAAAAAAGTTATAAATGTTAGAAGCCGAAAAAATTAAATTAAACTGGGATATTTACAGAGACCGAGTTAATTCATTGTTTGATTCAAGATCAGATCAATTAAATCGAATGTATGATGAATTCGAAGATCGAATGATGCTAATGCCGGCATCTTCAGTAGCACATTATCATAATGCGTTTGCGGGTGGTTACGTAGACCACGTTTTGCGAGTAATGGATTGTGCTGAAAAACTTTATGAATCATGGCAAGATATGGGAGCAGATATGTCTGGTTATACCGGTCAGGAAATGCTCTTTGCAGCAATGCATCATGATTTAGGTAAAGTAGGATTTCCGGGAGAAGGAAATGAAGTGTATCAAGTAGAAACTTCAGATTGGCACAGAAAGAATATGGGAAGAATGTATAAGCATAATGAAAATATTCCTTTCACGATGGTACCAGATCTTTCTATTTTCTTATTGCATAAATACAACGTTCCTATGTCTTGGACAGAGTATCAAGCTATAAAAATACATGATGGAATGTATGATGATGCAAATAAACCATATTTCGTTGCAAGAAGTGCACAAGCTAAATTGAAAACTAATTTACCAGTACTTTTGCATCATGCAGATCATATGGCAGCTCAAATAGAATATGAGCGTTGGA